TGTCCTCCCCGATGCGCTGGGCCTCGCCCCGGATGTAGGCGGCGTAGTTCTTGTTGTACCGGGCGCAGTACTTCCAGTCGAAGCGGAAGTGGTTCTTTTTTCCACCACGGCGTAGCTCCTGACGGCGATTGTGCTGGATGGTCTGGTAGAACACGCCCTTCACGATGTCTGGTGTGCCCGTCATCACCATGGTCGCCAGGTAAAAAGCTCCCATAGGACTAATGCTCTTATTTAAAACATATGGGTCTACCGACTGGCTTTCGTCCACAAAAATAATGTGGTAGGACTTCGATTCTATTTTTGCACGGGGGTTCGCCGTCTGCATGGCGCAGAAGCTCTGGCATTTCTTCAACTTCACCTTACGGGAGCCGGGACGTACCTGATCATCGATCTCTGGATCCTCCAGTAGCTCCAAAGCACGTTCTGAGGTCAGCCGGTCCACCACCCGTCCAAACAAGGTCTCCACCTGTTGCTCCACCGGGGCGAAGCATCCGATCATCACGCCCTTGACGAACTTCTGGAGATAGTCCACCTCTGGGAAGATGGTCGCCAGCCTGGGCAGGAGGACCATCAGAGAGGCGGCGACGTTGGCGACCACCTCCGTTTTGCCTGACTGGCGGCTCAATTCTCCGGTGATGGTGGCCCCGTCCCCCGAGATCACCGACTGGATGATGCGCCGCCCCAGTTGCTCCTGGTAGGGGAACATGTCGATGCCGCTGAAGATAACAGTGAAATCCCAGACCTTGTCCACCAGCCGGTCGACAAACTGCTGGTCGGAGGGGTTCAGCGGTGGCGGGGCGTACTGCTCCAGGTCATCGGAGAGTTCGTTGTCCTCTGCGAATTCCTCGTTCAGATCCTCCAACCCTGGGTCTTCAATGTAGGTCATGTCCGCTCTGTGGGGTCGTAGTCGGCGCTGTAGACTCATTTAGGCGTTATCCACAGGAGGATGAACGCCCATACACATCTTTTGCACAGCTTACTGGGGACAAGATTTGGGGGTTGACAACGGCTGGGGCAGGGGGCAGGGTAGGGAGTTACTCGCCCCAAGGAGGTTGGGGCGGCTGGACAATCTGGGAGCGGCCATGGACGGAGGCGTAGTACCACCATGCTCTGAACTGGGTCAGAGCGGGGAACACAAAGTTCTGTACTGGATGAGCGGAAGAGCCAGGCGGAACAAGGAGCGAGTGGTCCCTCTGGAGTACGAGGAGATCACCAGGCGAGCTTGGGACAGACGCCCTGCTCAGAACGGGGAGCGGCTTCGCCATCTCGTTGACGGCGGCTACCTGGAGCGGGTCGACTACGGGGAGACCTTCTCCTTCAGGGTGTTGATCCTCTGCAAAGAAAATCCATTGATCTTGCCCCCCGGCCCTCCGGGCCGCAGCGAAGCGATGGTAGCGTCCACGGACGCAGCCATTGCGAGCCAAGCACTACGTGTTACTAGTCAAGACGTAGTAGGAACACGGAACTTTAATGGCCCCCCGTCTGCCCTAAATTCAACCACCCTGGCGAGGGATATTTTTCCCCAGGTGGTAGGTGGGATGACGCCTCTCCAGGCTAACTGGCCTGCGCTGGCGGTCAATCTGAAACGCTGGCCCGAGAAGTACGGGATCGACTTCCCCCTCATCTACCGGATGATGGAAGAGTTCGCCCAGCATCCCGATTGGATCCGACGATCCCGTAACTCTCCCTGGAAGGTCTTCCTGACCCATCGGCAAGATCTAGTGGACCGGGTGCTTCACCAGGAACAGAGGAGTGCGATGTGGTCTGAGCGTCCCACCCCACGTTCATACTCCTGGGCATGACCACCCCACTGTGGGTCCGGGGGCGTCCCTCCCCGGCCTTCCTCAGCGACCCCCGGCGCATGTGCATCGGGAAGTGGGAGCTATTTTTCGATGAGAGCATCGAGTCCCTGGCTGCCTGCCAGGCCCTGTGCGTCAAGTGTGCCCTGTTCCAGGAATGCACCCGTTGGGCGCTCACCCGTGACGTGGAGTTCGGCGTCTTCGCCGGTCTGACTCCCCAGGTCAGGTCCAGGATCCGAGCCGGTGAGCAGTACTACGACTGGCGACGGGGCTGGTCCCGACGCCGACGCACCAAGAACAAAATCAGTGGAAAGTTCTCCCAGGGCCGACGTGAGATGCCGCCCTGTGTTAGTTGTGGCCTCCCCGACAGAGTCGTCCGCTACGGGCGCAGCCGGGAGAGCAACCGCCAGCGGTACCAGTGCCGTACGTGCCGCAAGACCTTCCTGGGAGAGAGCCTGTGAGAGTACGACAATCAGCAGTATTCGACCAGTTTGAAAGGAAGACGTTGGAGGATTTCGTGCCAAGGCACCCCAGTCAAGAACTGGCGGTCAAGGTGGTGAAGGACTATATCGAGGGCTACAACTGGGAGAGTAAGGGCTTGACGTTCGTCGGTCCCTGCGGGATCGGTAAGACCTTCCTGGCCTCGATGGTGGTGAACGGGCTTCCGCTCAGGTGTCGGACTAGTTGCGTTCGGGCTGACCGGTATCTCTCGCTCTACCGGGACAAGTTTGAGTTGGGGGCCTTGTTGAAGGCGGGTGGGGATGTTGTGGAGGAATTGGAGAAGGCACGTCGACACCTCAACGGGCTGGAGCGTAGCAACGTGCTGCTCCTCGATGACCTGGGGCGGGAGTACGACTCGGACACTCAGTGGTCCAGCACGCAGATCTCCAACCTGATCCGCTGGCGCTACGACAACGGTGCCGCCACCCTCATCACTAGCAACATGTCCTTCGACTTCCTCACCCGGCGCTACAGCGAAGCGTTCGTCAGCTTCCTGCGAGAGATCAACACCACCGTGGTCATGGATGGGGAGGACTACCGTGCGACAGGGGCAGTTGGGGACTGAGGCCCAGCGGCGAATGATCTGGATATGGGAGGGAACGGTGGCCTCCCTCCCTGACAAGAAGGCTGTCCGTACCTGGGAGAAGGTCAAGTGCAACGTGGGCCTGTGGGACCAGGCCGTGGACTACTGGCAGGTCAATCCTCACGCCCTGGCCGTCATGTGGTCGGTCCTGACCCGTAGCGACTTCCGACAAGACCTGTGCGTTACCACCCGCCCGGAGGGTTTTGCACGGGCTGTGGCTAAACGTGTGGAAAAAGAGAACTGGCCGGTTCGCTACGTGTTCGCACGCACAGCACCCGAACTGGGCAAGGGGCTGTCCACGATGCACGACGTGGAGCGGGTGATCTACGGACTGGAAGAGCAGCGGTGGGCCTTCGGTCCTCAGGGCTATCTACTAAGCCAACCAGGTCAGTTCGTATGACGCCCAGCGACTTAACTGTCGACATTGAGTACCTGATCCTGTGCAAGGTGCTGGAGGTTAATGACGGCTTCCAGGCTGTGGCCGAGGCCCGCATCACCCGTAACTTCTTCGTGGACGAAGGCAACGCCGAGCGGTTCCAGTGGATGCAACAGCATTGGTCCACCTACGGGGCCTCACCAAGCGAGGAAGCCTTTCACCGTGAGTACCCCTCAGACTCACTGGTCAAAACCCCTGAGCCGCTGGCCTACTACATCGATGAGCTACGGGACTACCACAAGATGGCGCTGCTCACCACCCTGACCGACGAGATCCAGGGGCCGATGAAGAACGGCGACGGTGACATCGTGACAAAGATCCTGGCGACGGGCCTGGAGGGTCTCCATATCGAGGTGGCCGATCTCCACGATCTCGACGCCGCCCAAACCTACGAGGACCGTCAGGAGTACTACCGGATGCTGGCTGCATCACCAGGCATGAAGGGTCTGCCCACCGGGTTCGCCTCCATGGACCAGGCCACCAGTGGCCTCCAGAAGGAGCAGTTGGTGACTCTCGTCGGCCTCCAGAAGAGCTACAAGTCCATGCTGTTGATGTGCATGAACATCGCCGCCCACCAGGCCGGGAACCGCACCCTGTTCGCCAGCTTTGAGATGTCGACCCAGGAGCAGACCACCCGTCATGACGCCCTGCGGGCCGGGATCAGCCTGACCAGGCTCCAGACCGGCAAGATCCTGCCCTGGGAGTGGGAGAAGCTGGACCGGATGGGTCACGGCCTCGACGCCATGCCACCCATGGT